AATGATCCTGCGAATTATGAAATTAATGTTGAGGCAAACATCCTAGGACAAGAGGGTTTGGATCAATTCAAGAATGCTGCGTTTCAAGCAGGGTTGAATGATCGTCAGGCATCTACTGTTGCTGAATTTATGGAGACAACGCTTTCTCAGGCGCAGGCGCAATATGAGCAACAAGCTGACGAGGCGCGCTACACTGGCGAGCAGGAATTGCGCAAAGAGTGGGGTCAGGCTTTTGAGCAAAAGCTAGAGCTTGCTTATAAGGCAGCCGTTGACACGCTTGGCAGCGCTGATCTTTTGGACAACATTAAGTTGGCTGATGGCCGTATGCTTGGCGATCACCCAGACGTTGTTCGTATGTTTGCAAGGATCGCTGAATCTATTGGGGAAGATAATTTGATCGGTGATACATCCGAGATGGTTATGACCCCAGCGGAAGCATCTGAGAGAATTACTGAGATGACTAGACGCGATAGCCCATATTGGGATAAGATGCACCCTGAACATCAGAAGTATGTTGATGAAGTCTTGAGGCTTCGTGAGTATGCTTGATGTGCGGATAACCGCGAGGCCCGCAGGACAAACCTGTCAGACAGGTGGAGTGGCTGCCCTTAGCAGTAAGCACGGCCCCGCAAGGGATAACCGAGCGCAGCAACCTGAAACCTTTGTTGGAGTGAATGACTAATGTCTACTCAAATCACTACGGCATTCGTCAATCAGTTTTCCTCGAACATCCAGATGCTTTCGCAGCAGATGGGTTCGCTGCTGCGTAACGCGGTGGATGTGGAAACTGTGAATGGCGAAAAAGCCTTCTTCGATCAGGTCGGTAGCGCTGCTGCTGTCCTGCGCACTACTCGTCATGCGGATACTCCGCTCATCGACACCCCTCACAGCCGCCGCATGGTAACGCTGTCTGACTACGAATACGCTGACCTTGTTGACGATCAGGACAAGGTTCGTTTGTTGGTAGACCCGACATCGACTTATGCCCGTGCCGCTGCTGCTGCAATGGGTCGCGCAATGGATGACGTAATCATTTCTGCTGCTCTTGGTTCCGCCAAGACAGGCAAAGATGGTTCCACAACCACTGCGTTTGACACCTCGAACAACCAGATCGCCGCAGGCGGTGGTGGTTTGACCTTGGCAAAGCTAATTGAAGCGAAGGAAATCTTGGACAGCGGTGACGTTGATCCTTCGATCCCTCGTTACATTGCTTGCTCGCCTAAGCAAATCTCTGATTTGTTGAACAACACAACCGTAACTTCTTCCGACTACAACACCGTAAAGGCGTTGGCGATGGGCGAAATCAACAGCTTCGTTGGCTTCAACTTCATCGTCACCAACCGCTTGGGTGTTGACGGTTCTTCCAACCGCCGCGTTATCGCGTGGGCGATGGACGGCATTAAAGCTGCAATTGGCAAGGAGCCAACTGCACGCATTGATGAGCGCGCCGACAAGTCGTATGCGACCCAAATCTACTACTCCATGACTCTCGGGGCGACCCGCATGGAGGAGAAGAAGGTCGTTGAAGTTCTCTGTGCAGAATAAGGAGACTGACTAATGGCTACTGTATATTCCGCACAGCGCACCAATGCGATTGCCGATCCTTCGGTAAACAACAAGGCCAATGAATTTGCTGGTCGTGTTCGCATTGCACATGGCACATATGAAGCATCTGCTTTGGCATCTGGCGATGTCATTGAGATGTTCACTTTGCCAGACGGCGCACGTTTGATCGGCGGCTCCTTGGCGTATGACGCTCTTGGCGCTTCCACCACGCTCTCCGTAGGCTACGCAGCGCACACTAACGCTGCTGGCACTGCGGTATCTGCATCTGCTGCTGCTTACAAAGCGGCTGCATCTACTGCTACCGCTGGTAAGGTAGACGTTCTCGCAACTTTGGCGCTCGGCTCGGGTTCCGAAGTTGACGCGAATGAAGATGGTATGGTTGTCACCGCCACCATGGGTGGTGCGGCTGGCACTGGAACCATCGAACTTACCATCATGTATGTGGTAGACTAAGATAAGAAGGGGGCGGTAATGCCGCCCCCTTTTCTCAAAGGAGGTTAGGATGGCAAGCACGGTTGATATTGCTAACTACGCGCTGAATATCATCGGTGCTTCAAACATTTCTGCTTTTGATGAAAACAGCAAGGCGGCCCGTCTTGTCAATCAGCGTTACGAAGGTGTTCGTGATGCTGTGTTCCGATCTCACCCATGGAATTGTTTGATCAAGAGATCGGAGCTTGCGCAGGAAGTTGAGGAGCCTTCGTTTGGCTATGCGCATCAATACGCGCTTCCATCTGATCCATTCTGCCTTCGGGTGCTGGAGTTCTCAAATGGTTCTTTGTCCTATCCGCAGGACAATATGACGAGCAATACTGGCGGTCCTGTATTTGTAATCGAAGGACGTAAGTTGCTGACAGATGAAGGCACGGTTCGGATCAAGTATATCGCCCGCATAACAGACCCGCAGCAATATGATGCTCTTTTAACTGAGGCTCTTGCAGCGCGCTTGGCATCTGAAATTGCGTATGCGCTGACAGGCTCGACAAGCGTATCGCAGCTTTCGGATGCACTGTATCGTGACAAGCTGCGCGAAGCGCGCTTTGTGGATGGCACTGAGGGTGCGCCACAGAAACTTGAGGCAAGCGACTTTATTGAATCGAGGTTCTAATGGCCCGCTCTGCACCAGCGCTAAGTTCGTTCACCGCAGGTGAAATCTCGCCCCGCCTTGAGGGGCGTATTAATATTGAGAAATACCGCGAGGGTTTGTCGGAGATGACCAACATGGTCGTCATGCCGCATGGTGGTGTCACCCGCCGCCCTGGCACTGAGTTTCTTGGTGAGGTTAAGGATAGCAGCGTTAAGACGCGTTTGATCCCGTTCCAGTTCAAAACGAGCGACACCTACATCCTTGAGTTTGGCGATCAGATGATGCGCGTTTACCGCAATGGTTTGCAAGTTTTGGATGGCTCGCCAAAGACGATCACTGGCATTACCCAAGCAAACCCAGGCGTGCTTACATCTGCATCTCACGGGTTCTCTAATGGCGATGAGGTCTATGTCAGCGGCGTAGGCGGCATGACCGAATTGAATGGCCGCAATTACTTGATTGCAAATGCAACGACTAACACTTTCACGCTGACTGACTTGTTCGGCAATGACATCGACACAACAAGTTTTACTGCGTTTACGTCAGGTGGTGAAGCTGAGCAGATTTACGAGCAAGCAACGCCATATGCGGCGGCAGATATTTTTGCGCTGAATTACGCGCAGTCTGCTGACACGATGTATATTGTGCATCCAAGCTACGACATTCGCACGCTTACCCGTTCTGGTTCTGCAAACTGGACGTTTGCAACTGCAAGCATTACTGGATCGCCAAGCCCCGCTTTAAGCGGCACAGACAATCGGCCTAGCGTTGTGACGTTCTTTGAGCAACGCTTGGTTTTTGCAAATAGCAACAACAACCCGCAGACGTTGTGGTTTTCCAAGAATGGCGACTATCTAAACTTCACTGTCGGCACGGCTGATGATGATGCGCTGATCTACACGATTGCGTCCAATCAGGTAAACGCTATTCGGTATTTGTCGGCAACGCGCGTTCTCACTGTTGGAACCACTGGCGGTGAGTATGTTGTGACCGCGACCAGCGATGGCCCTGTCACTCCGACAACTACGTTGATCCGCAAGTATTCCAACTATGGCTCTGCCACAACACAGCCTGTGCAGGTTGCAGATGTGACGCTGTTCTTACAGCGCGGCAACCGTAAGGTGCGTGAGTTCCGCTACATTGGTGATGTGAACGCATCTGCGTATCAAGCACCAGACATGACCATCTTGGCTGAACACATTACTGTCGGCGGTCTCTCCCAGTTCGCGTATCAACAAGAACCTGACAGTGTGATTTGGGCTGTTCGTGACGATGGTGTGCTTGTCGGCATGACCTATCGCCGCGAAGAAGAAGTTGTTGCGTGGCACAAGCATATCATTGGTGGCACGTTTGCTAGCGGCAATGCCGTTGTTGAGAGTATCGCAACGCTGCCAACCGACACTGGCGAAGACGAGCTTTACATGATTGTAAAGCGCACGATCAACGGTGTGACTAAGCGCTATGTAGAAGTGTTGAAGCCATTTGAGTTTGGCGGCAATGCGACCGCTGCATTCTTTGTTGATAGCGGTTTGGCATATA